AGCGACCAATAAGTCGCTTTTTATTTTACCAAGGAGGAGGCCTACGCTGAGAAATGAGGTGTTAATGTGGCTGACAAGACAAAAAACACAAAGCCAGCCCCGCGCAAAAAGAAAAAAAGGGCCACGTCCGGGCGAACCGGTCGAAAAGGGAAATATCACGAGTGGATCACCGAACAAGGGCTGGGTATTGTTGCCGGTTGGAAGCGAAACGGGCTTACTGACGAGCAGATCGCCAAAAACATCGGCGTGCGCCGTGAAACGATATATGATTGGGCGAAGCGTTTCCCTAACTTTTCTAACGCCATAAAAACAGGTCGAGAGCAGGCAGATCTGCAAGTCGAGAACGCCTTGTTTAAAAGAGCGGTAGGCTATTTTTATGACGAAGTGAAAGAAGAATATGAAACAAAGCGCGGCTCGGATGGCAGCGAAAGAGAGCACCTCAAAAAGCGCACCGTTACTCGCAAGGAAGTGGTACCCGAAGTTACCGCTCAAATCTTCTGGCTTAAGAACAGGGCAAGCAACCGGTGGCGCAACGACGACCGCCTGATCGTGAATGACACGAAAGACGAGAAAGCGTCCGATTTGCATGTGACGATACTATCTGCACTTAAGGATCGCAAGGTGCCCGGATTCGACGATGACGAAATAGCCGAGATCATTGACAGCAACAACGAAGGTGAGGCAGGTGACAGCAATGATGGCGGCCTCAGCGGGTAAAAAATTCATTGTGACGGACAAACTCCTGGACGCGATGTCAGTCGGGTTGCGCGATAACGTCCACCTGCTTGTGTTCGAGGGCACGATCCGCAGCATCAAGACCGTCACCTCGATCCAGCTGTTTTTCGAGGCAGTCCAGGATTCCAACGAGCGCCTGCACCTGATCGCCGCGGAGAACCTGGATGCCATCCGCGACAATATTCTAACTAGCGACTTCGGGCTTGAAGTCATGCACCCGAAATACATCAAGCGCCGGCGCGAGGAAATCGGCGGCTATTACCTGGAAGTGCGCTGTGACATCCCCGGCCGCCCGAAACTGAAAAAGGTTCTGCTTTGCGGCTACTCGACCGCCCGCGACTGGCGCAAGATTCTCGGTAAGACGATTGGCGTCATCTTGGTCGATGAGGTTAACAATGCCAACAAACAGTTTATTGACGAGTGTTTTGCACGGCAAGCTTCGGCCGATCGCCCGTTTGCGATTTGGACACTTAACGGCGACGTGCCGACACATTACATCTACCAGGACTACATCAACCGGTGTAACATAATCGGCGACTGCCCGGCATCTATCAGAGCCGACATGAACAAGGTTGAAAAGGAACCTGGTTGGTATTATATGCATTTTACGATGCAAGATAACCCGATCATGACATCCGAAAAAATCGCACGCATATCGAGTGTGTATCCTGTCGGCAGCTACTATTACACGATTAAGATACTTGGCGAGCGTGGGAGCCCTGGCCAGTTATTGTACATCGACTACATGGACCCGAAACGCCACATCAAGCCGCTCGACGTGCGCAATTACCACCATTTCGGAATCGGCTTCGACATCGGCGCGACCAGGGCGACAAATACGATCAGTCTTTGGGGATTCCGACATGATTACACTAAGGTCGGCGGGATAGACAAAATGACGTTTCAGCAATGTGGGTACCAACAAAAAACGCAGCACCTGATAGCGTTTATTAAGCGGTATAAACATCTCAATATCAGGTACGTTTCGATCGATTCCGCCGAACTTAACTACATCGCCGACATCCGGACGATGTTCAAGACGATGTTCCCGCACATTGAAGTGATTGCCTCGTACAAGGCGACTATCAAGCAGCGGGTCGACCTGGGGATAATCATGTTATCCCACGGTGTCCTGGAATTCAACGATACCACCGAGGGCCGGGACATTTACGATGCGTTCATGGTTGCCAAGCGCTCGGAAAAGCCGAACGAGGTTCGGGAAGACTTGAACGAGCGGCACAATGACATCATTGACAGCAGCGAGTACGCATGGACGCGGCACATGAACGCGATTCTACGCGCCGCAAAGGATTACGATAGACTAGACAGGCAGGTGGCTTAAGCAATGGGTGTACTTGATAGAATTCGTGCTTGGCGGGAGCGCCGGCAGGAAAAGAAAACGACAAAGAGATTAAATCAATTGGAGGCCGATTTGAATATGTTATATGCGGAAAAGGGCGTTTATGTTTTCAATCCTAAATATTACAATCAGCCGCGCTCGATGACGCCGGAGCAGGAATTCACCTTGAGCGTTCTCGAGAACTTTGCCTGGTTCTCCGGGAAGCCGTACATGATCCGGCAGTTTTATCAGTCTTATGGGCCGGTATTGACCCATGACATGAATTACTTCTGGGCACAGGCGCCCGCGAATTATCGCAAGGTACATTCCGGGTTGCCGGCGCTTATCGCGAATAAAATGGGAATCGTTCTTTTCGGCGGTGGCATACTGCCGGAGATCACGATATACAAACTAGACGCCGATGGCAAGCCGACGAAGGATATAGACGAGCCAAAGACTAAGGCTGCAAAGGACATCCTCGAGGTGCTCATGAACAATACCGCGTTCGCGGAGCAGATGCATAAAGCTGCAGTTACGGCTAGTTGGTGTGGACATGTGTTCATTAAGCTTGGCTATGACATGGCCGTATCCGATTATCCCATCATTGAGATTGCTGACATTCGCAACGCCGAGCTGGTCAAAGACCGCGGCATCACAACCGAGATCATTTTCAAGAATTACTACAAGGTCGGCTCAAGCAACTATGTCCACAAGGAAATCTATACAACCAACGAACAAGGCGAAGCGCTCGTAATTCACAAACTCTACAGGGTTAGCGACCGCGGCGACGAAAAGGAAGTTCCTTTAACGACGTTACCGGAGACGGCTCCTTTAGCCGAGACACCGGAATTGCATTTTTCCGATCTGAAGGGTATGCTGGCCTTTGAGCTTCCGAACAAGCTTCCGAACAACGAGTTCCCGGATTCCCCCTACGGTGCGTCGGACTATGCCGGTGCACATTCGAGCTATGACGCGCTTGACGAGGTGCTCTCGGAAATGTACTCGGAAGTTAGGAACAACAAACCTATGCGGTATGTTCCTGATACGATGTTGAGATTTCTCCAGGACGAGAAAGGCAGCATCGACATAAAGATGCTCGACCCGTTCGTCCAGAACTATATCCGGGTCTCGGGCGATCCTGACCAGAACGCGAAGAACGAAATCGTCGTGGCGGAAATCAAGGATAAGCAGGAATCGCTCAAACAGAAATGGGTCACCGCGCTGACGACGGCGCTTAACATCGCCGGATTATCTCCTTACTCAATCGGCATCACCGGCATTGAGAGCGTCGACGCTTCGGCCGAGAGCCAACAGGAACGGAACAAGACCACACTCGAAACCCGTTCCTCGAAGCTTAAGCTCTGGGGCCCGTTGCTCGAAAAATTGCTGTTGCAGTTTCTTGCGCTCAATTCCTGGATGCAGAAAAATCTTGAAAACCTTAAGCAGGAAGACATTCCGGACATAAACATTGACCTCACTAACTGCAGAATCAACGTCAAGTTTGGCGACTATGTTATCGAGAAACAGGGCGACAAAATCAATACGTGGGGGACGGCTAAGCAATACCGGGTATCTTCGACGCGGGAAGCTGTGAAAAACATCCACCCCGACTGGAGTGACAGGCAGATTGATGAGGAAGTCAACCTAATCCGGTTTGAGGAAGGGATGGCGCTTGACAGCCCAGATAACCTGCCTAATCTTACTGGCTATGACGAAGAAGAGGAGCCAGAAGACAAGAACGAGAAAACCGACGTCGAAAAACAAAAGACGACACAGCAAGAACAGGACATGACGAAGCTTATCGAGGCACAGCAGAAAGAACCGAAACAGGAGTAATGCTGCGTGGAAGCGAAAACCCTGGAACCGATAAAAAGCCCGAACGAAAACGTCGCGCAAAAAGCGGTCGTTCTGGTCCAGACGGCAACGACAAAGGTCAAGGAAGCGATCACCCTCGGCATCATGCAGGGCCAAAGCCAGGACGAACTGACGAAGACACTCAACAAGTTAATCGCCCG